TATTTCATTCTTTTCTTTTAGTACCTTTGTTCTAACTACTTTTAAATCAACTTGTTTAGGGCCATCAACATATCTTGTCTCTGTTGTTGATTTAGCACAATCATTACTTATTTCATCTTTGTTATCTTGTAATAAATCTGCTTCAGTAGTTATATTTGTATCTACTTTAGGTGTTAAATCACTTGTGCATTCAGCTTCTGCCTTACATACATCATTGTTACATTCTAACTTGTCCCAATTAGCAGGGTCTTGGCAAGGATAACGATACCTACTATCGCATCCTGCTAGTAATAATAGTAGTAGTGTATAAGAACCTATTTTTATACCCATAAAAATACACTCATAAAGGTTATTTATGAGTGTATTTATCGTGTGGGGGAGACGTTACTTAATGTCTAAGGGTCGATCTTTGATTGCTATGATACAAAAATAGGTTTCTTTCATTTGGATTGCTTTTTGACCCTCTTCTCGAGGTGGCACAGCAAGATCAAATTCTAATTTGTTAAAATTTTTAATTTTAAAGCCTGTTCTATGAAGGAGAGCTAATAGCTGTGTTTCACCAAAAATACTGTAATGATTTAAATTAAATTCGTGTTTTCTCTCACAATTGGGCGCAGGAGTTTCAATGTAAATTTTGCTACCCTGCTTTAATACACGATTATATTCCATTAAGCTAAAGATAGGATATGGACTATGCTCAAGTGCATGACGCAAGAAAATAAAGTCTACACTTTCATCATAATATCCATCTTTTTGAGGAATAAAAGATAAGTCATACTTTTTAATGTTATGACCTTTATCTTGACAAGTTTTTGTATCACCTGGACTTAAAGTGATACCTACTAGATTGGTATATTCTCGCTTTTTCATTTCATCTAGAAAGTATCCTGGACCGCATCCAACGTCAAGAATTACTGCATCTTTAGGTAAATTTAATGGATCTATATAGTTAGTTACTACTTGCTCTGTAAGTTTAGCATGAAATTGGCTATCACCCTCATCGTAAATATGTGCTGTATAAAGCCATTCGTTATATAACTTGAGCTTAACAAGATCAAGCGTTTGGTTAATGTCGATTAAGTTTTGCATTATAGTGTTATGATTTGTAATTACTTATTACAAATTAAATGCTAGAAAAATTTTATCTAGGATAACCCTTGAATGGTTTTATAGGACTGGTTTGATTTATAGAAGGTAATTCATCACTTTTTAAATCGCCTTTATTTAAATCTTCATAAGGTATTCCTACAGCATCAAAAGCAAGTAAAAGCTTATTTTTTTCTTCTTCTGTGTAGGGATGCGCGGTGTTCAACTTTCCAGCCCAACTTGAATGTTCTAAATTTGGTTTAACTTTTCCATCAGTTGATGCAGCTGCCATCATTACCCGATTTAAATCATATGTCCTATCAAACCCTGCATATTCTCCATTTTTGGATATATTAAATGTGAGCATACCACGAGTTGAATACCTTTGTCTTTTGCTAGGCTTATTAGCACTCTCTAAAATAAATTCACTAGCTCTCATCTTGGATACCCCTTAAATTTTGGCAGTATAGAATTATTATTTATATCAGACATCTCATCACTGCTTGGCGTACTAAGAGGTGTTATTCCTGATTTGCCTATTACTTGTAAACTTTTTTTGAGTACATTTTCTAAATCGGAATCAAAGCCGCTGACAATCATATTTTCTCCCCAACGGCTTTTAGAATTAAACTTTGGCTTGTATACATTAATATTTTTATTTAATGGATTATTATCAGCCTCATGACCACGCACATCCGCTATTGCTACTCCAAATCTATACATAGGATAAAAATCATTATTGGTCAATTTATCTAATTTAAAGGTATTAGGTATACTAAATTGTACAACATCAAGAAGGTCATGAACTTCATCCATCTGTTGTTCAGTTAAAAATTCTTTAGCTCTCATTAACATAGCCCTTAAATTTTGGCAGTATAGAGCTAATATTAATTATAGTTATTTCTGTCATTTTTTTAAACTTCAGTAGTTAAGTCTAAATCAGTCTCTGTTGATAATACTGAAGAACTTGGATATCCGTCAAGTTCTAACATTAAACCTGCCACATCATCACCTATATATGTTATTTGTGAGCTTATAAAGTGCTGCAATGTTTCGTTGACTAAAGGATCTACTGTTATTCTTACATTACTACCTACTACATCCATATTATAAGTTGTCAACCATGTATTCACTACAGTAGTACCGTATCCAGAAAAAACAACACCGTTGCCATTATTATGAATTTGTGCGGATATACTTATTTGTTCACTGTCATTATTTGATGGATTTAAAGACTTAATCTGAAACATTCCCTGAGTAAAACTACTAACTGGATATTGAAAAATTACCTGTCCAGGAGTGTTTCCTATACTAAAAGTGTTAGATGTTTGAAAGCCTGTTGCCCATAAGTTAGCAAAATTGTTGTTGATTTTTTGAAACGCAGTACGTAATGGGTCGCCTTCCCCGTCATTCGGTAACGCGCCAACATTGACTACTTCTAGTGTTGCCATAGTTTTTATCCTCGTACATTGTATTTATCAGATAAATAATGTTATGTGGATAATCAACTGGTTACCTGAGTTTGTAATCCATCTCATATTTCTAACAGGTGTTGTTGGAACTATTGCTGGCTTCGTATTAGGCTTCATACCCTTCGTCAGCAAATATAAACTTCCAATACAGATTATAAGTCTATTATTATTATCATTAGGCGTATACCTTGAGGGCGGTTTGGCGGAGAAAGCCAAATGGGAACTACGTGTAAAAGAAATGGAAGCAAGGGTAGCTGCTGCACAGGCTGAGGCAGAAAAGACTAATGTTCAAATCGTAGAGAAAATTGTGACTGAGAAAGAGTACATTAGGATTAAGGGTGCTACAGTAGTAGAATATATAGATAGAGAAGTTAAAGTATTTGACAACAACTGCAGTATACCTGAAACTGCTATTAAAGCACATGATATGAGTGCAGGCAATATGGGTTCACATGAGCCTAAAGAAGAAGGGGAAACTAAGTGAAAAAACTACTACTATTTTGCGTAACTCTATTATTTTTGTCGGGCTGTGCTTTAGTAACCCCTGTGACTGCAAAGTTTCCCGAAGCCCCGGAACTACTAATGGTTGATTGTGAACATTTAGACAAGATAGGCAAAGACAAAGTTTACTTAAGTGAATTTTTAACTACGGTCGTTGGAAACTATAACAAGTATCATGTATGCGCTGCCCAAAATGCTGCATGGCGAGAATGGTATAAAAAGCAAAAAGAAATTTATAATAAGGTCAGCGAGAAGTAAAAAACTTTTTAACTGTTTTAGCAATATATTCAACTTCTGCATCTAAAAGCTCATTATAAATTGGTAATGATATTACGCCCCTAGATAACATTATACTTGTACTTAACATATCAGGTTTCTGATATGGTTGCGCTATAGGAAGTTCACTTAAACCCTGTCTATAATTTACTCTAGTCTCAATGTTGCTATTACGTAGATAGTATTCAAATTCTACTCTATGCGGTGTATAGATAACATATTTTTGATACTGATGATTAGAAACTCCATCACTTAAACAACGTAAATCTGTAATATCTTTAAATTGCTGACACCAGTAACTTGCTATTTGCTGTCGTCTATTCTGCCAACTATCTAAATATTTTGCTCTTACTAAAAGATGTGCTGCTTCTATTTCACTCATCTTGCTATTAGTGCCTGCAATATAATTGCCGCCAAACATACCCTTTATAGCTCCATTGTCTCTATATGAATAGGCAAATTCCCACAATCCAAAATCATTAGTTACCACCGCGCCACCGTTTCCGCTACTGGGTAAGTTTTTAGTAGGGTCAAAACTAATCGCCATACCCTCAGCAATATCATCAGTTACTAACCAATGTTGAGCACCGTCATGAATTCTTATGACTTGATGATTTTCATATTTTTTAGGTTGTGCACCATATAGACCTATTATACATACTCCTGTATATACATCTTCTAAGCACGGTTCTTCTTCAATCATTAATCCATTTTCATCAGTGTCTACAATTTTAATATCATATCCGGCAGTAATAAAAGCATTCAATGTAGCTACATATGTTAGGTTTGGAATTTTTATTCTAGGTTTAACTTGAAAAGTTTTATAAAATTTTTCATAATGATATCTAGCAATTATCTCTAATGCTTGTGTACCACTATGACATGCTAAAGCATATTTTGAATTTGTTTTTTTAGCTAACCAATCTTCAAACTTTGTTAGAAATTGGCCTTGTACAAAAAGGCCATCCCTAAGTGCTTCGTTGGTGGCTACAGCTAATTCTTCTTTTAATAAGTGATATTGCCTTTTAAGGCAGAAATGTGGAATATTGTTCATTTGTTTAGCCAAAATGGGCTATTGTTGAGCCAGTCATAGTATTTTTGAAAGCCTTCTTCTACATCAACCTTAGGATCGTACCCAAAATCACGACGGGCAGCATCAATGTTTAGTGCACCGCGACTTGGGAAGTCTGCGTCCTTATCACGTACTTCAATGTTGCCCTTGCCTACAATTTGTACAGCAAGTTTTGCTGCGTCTAGTAATGTGCGACTATGGCTCTTAGTGATATTGTATGTTTTGTTATTTGTATTATTACTCAATGCTGCTGCTACGATTCCATTAGCAGCATCATCTACATATGTAAAATCAAGTGTTTCGCCTGCACCATTAACTTTAAGTGTACCGCCGCGCATGGCAGTCAGCATAAACTTAGCGATAACACGATCTTCAACATCAAGTGGTCCATATACTGCACTAGGACGTATGATGGTATGTGCCATACCGTTGCTGCGTGTATAATCTCTTGTTAACCATTCGCCGGCAAGTTTCATGATACCATATTGCCCTTGCGGTCTACAAATTGCATCTTCAGTTACATCGTCTGTGAAATCACCATAGACCATGCTACTGCTGATATACACAAACTTCTTGACCTTTTGTAGTTTGCTTTCTTCTAGCAAATTGAGTAAGCCCTCACACATGACTTTGGCACCTGCCGGTGGATTAGCATTTACTACTTTTTGTCTTGGATAACTGGCCATGTGTATTACAATATCTGGCATAAACCTTTTGAAAACATAATTCATTAAAAATCTGTCAGTTATATCATGCCCATAATTTTCAACAGCACCTGTTACTCTTTTGCGCTGCTCCATTAGATATTCAATCTCGTCTTGTGGTATTATACC